ATGAACAGCGATTACGGTGAAATGGAAGCGACGAAGTTTTCGGCGTTGGCAAGTTGGCAAACAATGCTTCGCGATGAAGTTGCACTGCTGGCTATGCCTGGAGCGCACCACAAGGCGCTGCTCAGGCAAGCCAGAGCCTTGCACCAGGACCAGTTGATCGATGCAGATGTTCTCAGCGACTTACTGGAGTTCGCGGACGCGGCACTGGCTTACGCTGTGGAATCACTTCTCGACATCAAAACCGACGAATAAGGGGCAATTCATGCGTGTACTTGTCACACCTATGCGGTTGCGCGGTGTTGCGCTCGATGCCAAAGAGCGGCGTCGTTACCCGGCGATTCGAGGCAATGTAATGGTGAACTCAACAGTCTGTGCACAACTGGGCCGGGCCACCAACATGGCCCGCGTTGACGTGGGAATGCCGCTCGATCCTGACCCTTTGCCACCTTTGCTCGATGCCACCCTTGCAGGGATGGCAGTGACTGGGTTTGTTCTGAGCGGCATCGAGTACATCGATGGCTGCGCCTATGCACAATCTTGGTGGTGTCGTGAGGGGTAACGAGATGTTTCAACTTTGATACAGCAATTCGTTTCGGGGAGAATGCTTGCCGCAAAATGCCACAAGGCCAAGGATCTCAAATGGAAGTCACCCAAATCGCAGCGCTGATCGTCAACCGACTTGACGAGCTCAGCGCCGATATTCAACAGCAATGGAATAACCCCGAGGGCACCCACACGCGCCACTTCGTCGTAGACAGCCTACTCACAGCCGAGATGGCGCAGAACATCTACGATGCGTTTCCACGCAATGCAGACGGGTTTTTCGACCGCCAATCGTTCCGTGAAAAGAAAAAAACACTCACGGATCTGGCGGACTATCCACAGATCCTCAGCGCCATCACTTACGCGATGCAGCACGAGTCGGTCGTAGCCAAAGTAGCGCACCTGGTTGGAATGGAAGACATCGTGCCAGACCCGAGCCTTTACGCTGGTGGCCTGTCGATGATGTTTAAAGACGACTTCCTAAACCCGCATATCGACAATAGCCACGACGGCGCACGCAATCTGTATCGCCGCCTGAACCTGCTCTACTACGTGTCGCCGAATTGGGCACTTGAAAACGGCGGTAATTTTGAGCTGTGGGATTCGAAGGTCAAGAAACAGAAAACCATCGTTTCCCAGTTCAACCGGCTGGTGGTGATGGATACGAATAAATACTCATGGCATTCCGTGAGCGGGGTTCGCGCTGAAACGCCGCGCTGCTGCGTATCCAACTACTACTTTTCGGGAACCTCCCCAGACGACCATGAGTACTTTCATGTGACGTCATTCAGCGGGCGCCCCGAAGAACCAGGCCGGCGTTTGCTGGGCATTGTGGACAATCAGCTGCGCAATACAGTGTCGAAAGTTTTGCGCGTTGGCCGGGGTAAAAAACTGGTCAACAAAGCCCAGGAGTAACCCGGGCAGTTCACCCACACGCAAAAAGCCCGCCTATTCGCGGGCTTTTCACTTCCTGAGTCAAAGCGTGATCGGTTTCAGTTTCAATGCTTGCTGTTTGGCGCTGGTGGAACCTGCTGTAAATGCTGCAGCGTTGTTCGGCGGTGGGCTCGACGCGTGGACGTGACTGGCGATCTGAGTGTTCATCTGATCCACCAGATCGATCAGATCGCATAGCACCTGGAGCACGTTCACCGATTGCGACCCCAACCAGGTCTTAGGTGCCTGCATATGCTGGCTGATCCCAGCCACGCTTTTGCGCAATCCTTGGATCCTCTCCTGCATGTCGCCACCCACCGTGGCGTTGTGCTTCTGCGCCACCACCAGGTTGAGGTCACGACCGGTGGCCAGGTGCAAATCGTCCACGGCCGCCAGGCTTGCGGATCCGCCCGACAGCAGCTTGAGCGCACCCAAAGCTTCGATCTTTTTCACACCGCCTACCGTCTCGGTCGAATGGTCGTCTACCGTACTGGTGTGAATCTGGAAGCGCTCGGTGTTGTCCATGGCCTCCACTTCGCGCTCGATCGCCAGGTCCTGAATCTTGCCGTCAGTCTTCCGCAACCAGTTACCACCTGCGTCGACGCGTTGTTGCACAGCGTCACTGTGCTGCCAAACCTGGTCGCCCTTGGGTACTTTTGGCAAAGTCAGGCCGTGCGGCAGGATGGTTTGAATGTAGGGTTTGTGTGGCAGGCCATAGGCGAAGCACACAACCACGCTGGTGCCTTCCTCCGGAAAGGCGAAAAAACCCATCTCGTCACCACCCACTGGCATGGGTAGCGGAACGCCGGACAACACCGGGAGTGTCGTATCGATTTCGCCGTCCGGCCCCATCACCTGCAGGTCAACTGAGAAACGCGGTCGGAAGTCATCACACAGCCCAGCATTGGCCGGTGCGTCGGCCACAGCCACGACCTTGGCGAATCGCGGCAAGTGATAGCCGCCGGTGAGTTCAGGAAATTGGCGTTCTACGCTGCGCTTTATTGCGTCGTCCATTTGATGGCCATCTGTGTGCCGGCCAACGTCACGTTCGTGATCCGTTCGCCCTCGTTGATTGATACGCCTGGTCGCAGGCCTGGCAACGCGGCGATCATTGCGCTCTGGCTGCCTTGGTAACCATCGAAAAGGTTAACTGGCAGTTGTAGCGGCGATCGAGCGCCGAAGAAGCTGTCAGCCCAGGCGCCCACGTAGATCTCGCCGTCACCCTGTTGCTGCCAGATAAAATCTTTGACCCCGAACACCCGTGCCATGCTGTCCATCGCCTGGTAACCAGCGGCCAGGTTGTAGAAAAACGGTGTTTTGACCCGGGTATAGGCCTGATCCGGAACCCGAAAGCGCAGGCCGGTCTTGCTGCCGATGTCGGCCAGCACCGCACGCAGATCTACATGACGCAGGTTCATAGGCAACGGGTTGGCCAGAACCGCGGCTAATTCGCGACACAGCAAAACTTGCTCGATGCCGTTCGTGGCAGTGCAACGCTCGACGTAGCCAATGAAATGACGCTGCAGCACCGCTTCGTTGTAGCCGATATCGAACGTGACCAAACCTTTAACGGGAACGCCCGCCTTGATCGTGAACGTGGCGCGGCCCGGACTCTTGAGATCCAGACGGACATCGTCGTTGACCAGCGGTAAGTCAACGCCGCCGATTGTCAGCACCTTATGCAGTTTCATGCTCATGCCGCACCGCCCAGATAGGTGTCCACCTTCTTGAGCACCGCTTCAAAGCCGGTCAACTCTTCGGGTGCACCCGACGCCCCCGATCCGCTACCAGCCACGCCATCGCCAGGCGCTGACTGAGTCGTCACCCCGTTGCCGGCGCGACGGTTCTCGACCTTCTCTGGATTGGACAGCTTTTCGCTCAGGGTGAACTGGACGATCCACTGGGCCAGGGTGTCGTCTTCCCGGGCGCTGACCCCATCGGAGAACGTCACCTGCCGGATGCCAAAGGCCTTGGCCGTATCGTTGACGATCCGGTAGGTCTGGAGTTGGCCACCGCCTGCAGTCGCCTCGGCCAGTCGCATGATCGTGCGCAGGTTGTCGAGCGACTTGTATGGGATCGTCAGCGCTACGGTCAGTGTCTTGGGCTTAAATCCCTTGTGCGACTTGTCGGTGCCCGACGTCTGGCCACCCAGATCGTCGGCCTCGATCTTGAGATTGGCCGTCAGCTTCATGCGATGACCGATAATCTGCTCGCCATTGAGTAGCAATGTCATAGGCCCACCAGCTCCCGGACAAAGGTCAGGCTTTCCGCCGATCCGACCAGAAGTGCACCGGCGCACAGCGGCCACTCATGCCCCGGCGCTTCGCCTTCAAGTAGCTCGCGGCGTAGCTGACCAGCGTCACCTGGTCCCAACATCCGGGACTGTATCGATACGTCGTCTGCGCTGTTGGTGAACTGGGCCTTGAGATCGGCCAACTGTTGATCGCGCTCCTGGGCCTGCGCTTTTTTCCGAATCTGCAGGTTGGCAAGGTCGACCATCGGTGAGCTGTCGGCGGCATACCCTTCGAGCATCGCCAGCTGGCCCGCCATGGATTGGCTGGCCAGCTTGGTGATCGGGCAGCGTTGCAACGGCAGCTGACTCCAGAGCGGCATCTGTCCCGCGATCGGCATGACCCACTTTTCCACCTCAAGCCTGGCCAGGTGTTCAGCACGACGTTCGGCGCGCACGAGGTCTGGCATAGGCAGCACAACGTTGAACCGTCCCAACGTCGCCGCAAGCTGATCCAGACGCGTGGCGAGGAAGATCAGTACCAAGGCGCTTTGCTGACCTTCAGGGCGGACAGCGTCGGTGGTGTCGGTCAGCTTGTCTGCCAGCAACTGCAGCAGGTTCGGCGCGGACAGAAAACGCTGGTGACCACCGCTGCCCTGGCCAACCCCGTGCTGGAACGGCGTCACGACGATGCAGGCCGGCACATTCTCGAACTGGTCGGCCAATGCTGTGCGACCGGCGCTGATCGCCGCTTGTGCTGCGCCGCCGATCGGCCCCGGGCTGGTGGTCGCGATGTTGGCCAGTTTCGCGACTCGCTCTCCCGTACTAAGCATTTCGCTCTGAATTAGATTACGGGCGCCGTCCATCTGGTCCATCCATTGCGTGGCTTGCGCTGGCCAGCGCAGTTTGATTGGTGCCCAGTCATTCATCAGAAAGCACCGCGCCAATCCAGACCGGCATGTCAGGCCGGGTCGACTCCATTGGATAGCCATCGACTTGCGGCCACTCACGCACGGCTCGGCGCCACTGCAGCAGCTCTGCGAACCGCTCCGACGTGATCGGAAGGGCTTGGCCAAGGTCGCGGGCATCCCGGTATTCAGAAACGACGTTCTCGGATGCCTTGAGCTTCGTATCGATCCACAGCCTGGCCAAAACAGCCGGATCCGACTCGACAACGATGTCCTCGGCGTAGTCCACAAAGTCCCCTCCGTTGCCTAGGTACTCGCCGACCGCCTCGAAAAGCGGCGCGTTGTAATCGTGAGTAACGTGGCAACGATTGCCTGCTACGGTCACAACATAGGAACCGTCTTTCTTGACGGCCACTTCGCTGAACAGTGCAACCACTGCAGACGGATCTTCAATCACTGATTCGTTTTCGTGCGCAGGAATGGCTGCTGGTGGGTTTTCCAATTGTTCGTTCAAGGTGCGTATCTCCACGCAAAACCGTAAATAGTTGCGCCGCCAGTGAAAGAAATCACGGTGCCTCCTGCAGCCTGTCCGCTCTTACCCACAACACCTTGGCCGGCTGAGTAGTAGTGCATCAGCGAGTAGCACCAGGTGCCGCCAGGCGGAAGCTGCACAGAGGTGCCAGTCAACTGCACAGCCAGAAAATTGTTGGAGTCGGGGCGATAGAAATTGCTTTCGTTCCAAAGAATTCCCATGTCGGTGGAATCGACCTGAGCACGAATCCCTGCGCTGTCGGTAGACCAGCCCAGCCGAATGGTGCTGGAACCTTGTCTGTAACCACTGCCCTGCTGCACGGGCGTGAAGCCCAGTCGCCGCTGCAGGTAGTGAATCGCGCCGTCAGTCCGGCGTCGGAAATAGGGGTACTCTGGGTTGTCACTGGCAAACCCGGCATAGGTCAGCGAATCGCCTACTACGCGAGCGTCAAGATACGAGTTCACTTGTCCGGCGGTGTAACAATCGGTGATGCCATAACCGCCAAGCGTGGTGGCCTTGTTGGCCTTGCTGTTCGGATCAAAGTTATTCTGACCCCAGATCACCCCAAGGTCATTGCCATCAACTGCCATGCGTATAGCAGTACCCGACCAACCAATATTCAGTCGATTGCCTAGTTGATTAGGCCCGCCGCCTTGTTTGATAAACGAGCTGTTGGCTTCGGTTTTTGTGAAGGCGTCAGTGATTCCATAACCGGCAAGGGTGTTTGCCCAATTCGCTTTGCTGCTCGGGTTAAAGTTCGATTCACACCAGACCAGACCAAGATCCGTTGCGTCGACAGTTGCAACAAGGCCTCGACTCGACCAGCCGATATAAACGCTGTTGGTGAGTTGATTGAGTCCACCTCCCTGTTTGACGAAAGCAGCGTTGGCGGCAGATTTGGTGAACGCATCGTTGATGCCGTAACCCACAAGTGTCGTCGGGTTATCGCCCCACAGGACAAGGCCTTTTTGGTTGATGCCGACTCTCGTGTAGGTGCCGGCAGCGGCGCCACTGTCTGCCAGGGTCAGGGTGATATCCGCGTCGGCAGAACCGTCAAAGGTGGCGCTACCGGAGGCCGCTCCTTTAAAGCGAAAGGTGCGTGCAGTGGCCAACTGTGCTGCTTTGCCGGCAATCGACGTTCCCTTGATGATTGCGTCGATGGAGAGCCACAACCAAGCACGGACGGTGGTGACCATTTTGGTAGTGGCCAACACCGAACTGCTGTTGCTCGCCTCATCGTCTGAAATCGCGTTGGGGATTTTGTCTAGTCCGACATCCGCTTTCGTCGTGGCCCGCGCACGCAGGTTCGGATAGTCACCGGTTCGAGCAGCCAGGTGCTTGATCAGCTCGCCGGCGATCGGCTCCACCGGACGCAGATCCGTGATCGAAGTCGAAGTCGGCAGGTCTGCCAGCGGCACCAGATAGTGGCGACCGCCGGCACTGTCGGTGTAATCCGTTTTACCGGGGCCGAACACAACCTGGAAAGTGCCGACCACGTCGCTCAGTTCACGCTGAAGGACGACATCGAGCCAGGCATTGTTTGGAACGGACGGCACCGCCACCGGATGCGCGGCAGAACGCTCCAGGCGTATGCCTTCCACATAGGCCAGCCCGGGTTTGAGCTGGTACGCGCTGCCGACCTTTTCCAGTGCCAAGCCATTGCCGAAAAAACAGGCGCGCCCAAACACGTCGCGGTTGCTGCGGCGCTGACGCTCATCGATGCCTTTGAGGCGTGCGGTGAAGTCGTGCTGCCAGGTGCTGGCATCAATCTTGATGCCCGTCAGTTGCTGCGCTCCGTCGAACACCACCAGAAAGTTGCGCGTGACGTTGTTGCCGATCTGCTCGGGCAGAATGTTTTTGCGCTTTTGTTGGACTGGCACGTAGGCGACCGACAGCAAAACACCCTCGCTGCTCTCAAGGCCGATCCAGTTCCAATCGAAGTCGCCGACGTCCGTGCCCATCATCAGGCTGTAAACGACCTGGTTGGGGTTGACGTACCCGTCTTGGGTGACCGGCCAGGTGTAAACGATCTGGCCGGCAGGTGGTTTGCCGGCTGCGCGATTGACTGGCCCGTTGGGATTCAACCCGGGCACGTTGGCCAGCACAAAGTTGGTGATCTTGAGTGGTTGGCTGGCCGCCTGTTTTTGGGCAATAAGGCTTTCGCCGGCCAGTGTGATACTTGCAGCCATGAATGCTCCTACAGGCTGGCAACCAGCGTTTGCTGGTCGTCGTTGAACTCGACCAGGGCAATACGCAACTGCACTGGGGTGATGGTGACGAAGTCATAGCGCCTGCAGGTGCGGCCGTACTGACGGATCAGCACGCGCAACAGGTCAGGGTTTTCGGATAGCTGCGAGTCGCTAAGGGTCAACAGAACGACGTCCCAGTCACGATCGGGCATGCGCTCGCTGATCTCGATGTAGCCAACGCCCAGGCGCACCAGGATGCGTTTCAGGCCGGCAGTGCTGCCGGCGTCCACCGAGTTGATAAAGGCATGCTTCACGCGCAGGCGGAACAGGCTCTCGGGCTCGCCGTTGAAGCGCGTCACGTCCCGTTGCCAGGCCCACAGTTCAAGAATGGAGAGGTGGCAGGTGTCAGCGTCGAACTGCAGGTAGGGCCAGCGCAGCCACTCGGCAGCCTGTTCCCACCAGAGCTGGGCGGTGGCCACCAGCTTGGTCAGTTCCAGCCCTTCGAGCCAGAACGGCAATTTGAGCTTGATCATTGCAGTACCACCGACAGGGTGCTGATCCGAGGGATGTCCAAGGCCGACACGATGTCGCTATTGGTGAATCGTAACGAACTGATATTTGGAAACTGGGCGTGCAGTTCTTCGGTCAGCCGGCTGAAGCTGAAGCGAGACTGCGGAAAAGTGCGCGTCGGTGCGTAGTCACTCTGTGTGCTTTCGCGGAATGCAGCGCGGATGAACAGCCCGATCTCAGCCTGCAGCGTCTGCAGCTGTAGCGCGGTCAGATTGGGCACATGCCAGACCGTGAGGCCAATCGCGTGCAGCGTCTCCGGCATGGCCTTCGCCAGCAGATCATCGCCGTGGCCGTGGTTGCCGCCGTCACGGATGTGCGTGTTGATCTGCTCCAAGAACGTATCGGCTGGCACGCCGGCGTCGAACAGCACGAAGGCATTGGCACTGCCTGGCCCACGCGGTGCGCCGTGTTCAAAGTAGACACCGTCCGCCGCAACCCCAGGAAACCCGGTGATGATTGCCCGGTACACCGCATCGGTATGCCACTGGTTAACGGCTGAGAACTGGTTGCGCACGCGCAGGCGCAACTGGTCGTCATGCTCGGAATCCGCACCGGGCGTCTTCAGCCAGTCGGTGTTGTTCACCACCTGGACGATGCCGGGAACTGATTGGGGCAGCACGGCGTAATAACCCGGCGCCAGGTTATAGCCGCTTCCGGCGCCAACAGCCTTGACCGGCACCACCAGTTGGCTCTGGCCCTCTTCAAAGCTGCGCGGCTCGCTTGTGACCAACTGATAGATATGACCGTTGAGGGTCGGTGATTGGACGACAGTGCCGATCGGCACTTCCAGTTCGCCGCCGGTATTGGCGCGGAAAAACAGCAGTTCTCCGATCGCCACTGTGGCGGCCTTGCGCTCGATGTTCACCGCCCAGGCCAGCATGTCCAGCCACTGCTTGCCGGCAGTCTTAACGAAGAAGTTCGGCAGCACCGTGCCACTGACGAATTCCAGCAGCCACAACACCGGCTTGGTGACCAGAGCCGTGATGATCCGCCAGAACGGGCTGTAAGCGCTGGTGTTGCTCAACGTGCTGCCTTGCTCGACGGCCAGTTTTTCCCAGGCCTGCTTGAGCTGCGCCTCAGTAGTTGGCACGCCGGAATCACTTAGTGCCTTTTGGAAGTCGACGGTCACAGGGTGATCTCCAGTAGGCCGAATTTCACGGTCGTGGCGGTGACCAGGTACACACCTGGCTTGCTCTGAACGATCTGCGCAGTGCCAGGCACCAGGCGTTCGTCCGCTTCCACCAGCAGCTCCATTTGCTGAATGCAGTCGCGTTGACGTAGCCGGTCACGCTCGGCCACCAACGTGATCAGCAAACCGCTTTCCCGGATCAGATGCGCGATGTCCTGTGCGATCGAGGCGCGATCAGTCACCAACAGTGGCTGGCGGGCTGGGTCGAGTACCAGGTCGTTGTTCATAATCAAAAGATCCACGTACTCACTCATCAGCCGCCCACCGCCATGGCCATCATGTTTTCCAGCTCCAGCGGGGTCATAGGCTTGGAGGTATTGATATTCAATGTCTCGACATGGGTGCCGGGGCGCTGGTTGGGGTTCATGGCGTTGCTCTGGTTCTGGAAGCTTTGCATCAGTCCTCCTTTCGGGACGGCCTCGGGTTTGGTGGGGCTGATCGACGTATTGGCGTTGATCGCCTTGCGAGCTTCGATGCCTTTGTCCGTCTTGGCGGGCAGTTCGATGACCTTCTCGACGCGCGCCGGCAGTACGCTTTTGGGCTGCATTGAAAACGCCAGATCAGCGGATGCCGGCGGCAGCATGATCGGCTCGGCCTGGTTGATCTGAGGGGCAGGCATCTGCAACGGTTTAAAGGGCAACACGTTGGGTTGGGGCAGCTGCGCCTGGGGCGCCATTGCGTTCAGCATCGGCGTGACCGGTGCCGATGCCTTCGGTGCTGCAGCCATCACCAGCGGCGGCGCCTGGATCGGCGCCTGGGGCGGACTCATCAATTGCGGCAGCAGCGGCGCGTCGACCAGCGGAGCCGTGATAGAAGGCAATTCCGGCGCCACCGGCATGTCGCCAAAAGCCGCGTCGATCTGCACACCCGGAATCTTGTTCAGAATTTCAATCAAGCCATTGATGGCCTGTTTAAAGATGTTGACGATGCCGTCCCACGCAGCCTTGGCCATGCCGGACCAGCCGCCCATCGAACCGAACCAGTCAGACAGGGAGGTCAGCTGTTCGCTGATCCACTGAAACGCAGCGGTGTTCATCAGCGCCGCGCAAAGCTCGTCCCAGTACACGACAGCCGCGACCACGGCAGCGACCAACAAAACGATACCGGCCACGATCAGCAGCACCGGGTTGGCCAGCATGGCGGCGTTGACCAGCCAGATCGCGCCCTGCCACAGCAACATGCCAACTCGAACCAGGCCCATCCAGGTGTAAAGCACCACCAGACCTGCAGCGAAGGCCGCGACCAGAACGGTATGGAACAGGAACATGGCAATGGACTTGAAGCCCTGCCAGTTGAGCAGCTTCCAGACCGTAAGCATCCCCAGCCAGACCATCTTGCTGGCCCCGACAACAAGGGTCAGCAACGACATGGCGGCGATGAAGCCAAAGACGATCAGCGTTGTAATGCCGATGATCCGCGTTATGTTCGGGAACAGCTGCGTCCAGCGGGTCAAGGTTCTGGCAATACCCACCAGACGATCCATCAACGGGGTCAAGGTCGGAATCAGCGATTGACCGAACGCGATGCGCAGGGCTTCGACGGCTTTGCCAAACTGCTGCCAAGGGTCGACCATTTCCTTGGCCATCTTTTCGGCGTTCTCCAGACCTCGGATCTGGCCCAGCTCGCTGATGCCGTTGCGCAGCCGGTCGGTGTCCTTGGCCAGTGCGCCGATCACCTGGGCACCTTCACCGCCGAACGCTTCCATTAACTTGGTGCCGGCGGCGGCGCTGGTCAGATCGCCATACTTGGCGGTCAGCTTGTCTAGGATCTGGATCATCGGCAGCGCATTGCCAGCGGCATCGGTGAACGTGAGGCCAGTTTTCTCAGCAGCTGCGCCCATATTTTCAAAGAACGCCTTGTAGCGCCCGCCGGCGTCACCGCCTTCCATGGTGCTGGACAGCGTACCGATCACCGCCATCTGCTCGGCCACACTCACACCGGCCTGAGTGGCAATCGCGCCTACTTCCTTGAACGCGTCCTTGAGCTGGGCGCCGTCTGTTCGGAACAGCTTCACCGCAAGCGCCGTTTGCCCGGTCAACTGCTCGACCCATTCGACTTTGCCCATCTTGTCGGCTTCGGTCTTGAACAAGTTGTACATGGTGCCCAGGTACGCGCCGGTGGTTTCCGCATCGGACTTCGTGACCTTGGCCAGCAGGTTGCTGGAACTGGTGATGGCGGCCAACTGACCGCCGACCAGCCCCTTAATGGCTCCATCGATGACGCGTGATGAGGCGACAAATTCGGCGGCGCTGGCCGCGTAATCGATCGAGAATTCCAGGGCGGTGCGGTTCAGGGACGCCAGCGCGTCCTCGGCAGTCCCGAGGGCGCGCATGTCGCCCAGTGCCCGATTGACCTCCAGCGCCGGTTCCAGGGATTCGGTGATGGCCACGCCTGCGCCCACCATGCCGGCCAAGCCTGCACCCATCTGAATGATGTTCTGCTGACTCTGGGCGGCAAGGTCGCTAAAGCTGGTTTTCACCTTGCCCAGGGGGGCGCTGACCTTGTCGGTCAGATTGAGGATGAAAGCCAGGCGAGCGGAACGGTCAGCCATCGGGGTTATCCGTTAAAGGCAGTGGAAATGCCATTGGCGACGGCAATTTCCATGCGTCTCCAATGTTCGTCTTCCAGCCACTTGGCGCTGCCCATACTCTCGATCGTGGGTTCAGCGCCAGGCAGCCAGCGTTGGGTCAAGGCCAGTAGCTGGCCTAGCCCGTCTTCGGTCAGGCCTTCGGCGTAGGCGAGGGCTTTTTTACGATCACTTGAACGTCTGGCGAGTACTCTTCAAGTAACGCACCAGCCATGGTCATGGTGGTGACCGGGTTTTCCAGCAATTGCTTGAGCGCGGTTTTGTCTTCCTGCTTTACGGTGCCCATCAGCAGGTTATGGGCCGGGGCGACCTTGTTGGCCTGTGTCGTGGCGTTGAAGTACTTGGTGACGTCCTGGGGCGTCAGGGAGAAGGTGAATTCCAAGTTGCCCATTTCCAGGGTGATGCTGCGGTTTACTTCGCTCATGTCGGTGTTTCCGTAAGGTTGAGTTGCAAAAGGTCAGTGTTGTGCCGGCGCTCGCTGGCACACGCCAAGGGCGTATTGCTGCAATCCGAGGATCATTTGCCGGCTTAGGGCGTGCTGATCTCGGAGGGTGAAATAATCCGGTCGAGCGTCTGCTGCGAGTTCGGCGGTTCCTGCATCAGCCACGCGGGTGGTGCTGGAGGTGGCGGGCACAGAGCCGGTAGCGGAACAGGTGGCGCGGATCCGCAACCGCTGAGCACCGTCGTCAACAGCGCGGCGCAGACGCCGGTTTTCATCGCGTACATGGGTCAATTCCTTGGTGTTTCGTTGATCGATCGCGTCCCGCTCGCCGAGCATCTCGCCAGTGATTCGAGCCACTTCTCGCAGGCGGACAACCTCCGATTTCAGGCCTTTAAGGTCTTTCAGCGCTTCGTCGCGTTGATCTACAACGCGGATGAACCAATACAAGGGCACCAGGGCGGTAATCAGCATCACGATCAGAGCGAGCCGGAACGGTGAAAGAGTCATTTCAGGCATAGCTCCATCTCGGCCAACCGGCGGTTGTGCAGACCACGGACAAAGGTCTTGCGACCATCCGCCCCCGTCACATAAGCCCACACCGGCGTCTTGCCGTCGGGTGCCCAGGCCAAAGCCTTGCAGCCCTCAGTAATGTGGCCTGCGTTGATCAGGCCCACGGCACGGCTCGAGCACGTCGTCGGCACTCCGAAGTTGTGGCCATGACTGCTCAAGGCGTCGAACGTGTTCTGCCCGATCGCCTGATTGGTCATGCAGTCGGCCAGGCTCAGTTGGCCCTTGGCGATGACCAGGACTTCAACCTCGGCGCAACGCGCATCGGACCAGTAGTCACCGACCACAACCGGATCCGGGCTGGTATGGCGGGTGATGCCTTTGCAGACAGTCGGCAATCCACCGGCCAGTTTGTCGGCATACACCACGTTCTGGCCGTTGCCTTCCCAGTCGCCCAGGAACGCGGTCAACGTGCCGCTGCAGAGCACCAAAACGCCGGCGACGATCTTGTTGCGCAGGCTCATACTTTGGCCTTCCAATCACGCAGCATCTGGCGGTACTTAGGGACCAGCAGCAGGATCTGCAGCACCATGTAAAAAGCGGTCAGCATGTAGGCCACTGCCGACCAGTCGACAGCACCCGTCGCACCAGTGGCGGCGACGCCGATGGCAGGCGACGCCTTGACCACGGCAATGGCGGTGTCCTGAGCAGCCTGATTCGTGCTCATCAGCGAAATCCTTTTTCGGTCAGGGTTTGGCAAGGGACGCAACGGGTCATGCCGCCCAGTGCCTGGCGCGCTGGCGGGATCTCCTTATCGCAATCCTCGCAATGGGTGAGGCTTGGCCCGCTCGCTCGCGGCTTGGCCAACTGGGCCGCAATGGCTTGGTCGCGTTGTCGCTGCTCCAGAGCCTGCGCACGATCGAACGGGCAGACCATTACGTCAGGCCTTCGATTTCAGCAGCAGCCAGGTACGGCACACCGTTGATCTTGATGAAGTCCGGACTGGTGACGTCGAAAGGCACCTTGTGAGTGTTCTTCGCGCCGCCCTTGGGATCGATACTCAGCAGGCTGGAGACGCGAACCTTGCAACCGAACGCCTCGATGCGCAGTTCCTCTTCGCCGGCTTTGGCGAAAAACACGATGTCGAACGGCTCCAGCTCACGGAAACTGCCGGATGTCTTCGCCTGCTCGATCAGCAGATTGAAGTTGGTGGTGTCCAGCTCCAGTTCGCCCGCTGCAGCGACATCGCCATCAACATGGCCGTTGGGCACGCCCTTGGTCTGGGCCACGGTGCTGTTGTCCGTGATGTCCAGGGTGCCGGCCTCTACGTGAACGAGCAGATCGCCCAGGTTCACGTCGAAGTTCTTACCGCCAATTTTTGCGGCCATGGGGTTACTCCGAATCCGTTACGGAAAGATCGAGCGCGATGTTTGCGGTCAGGTCTTTCGGGCAGTTGAGGGGGCGCAGCTTGAGGTAGGCCACGACAGAGGTTTTGCTTGTCCAGGTCAGCACGATGTCGCCGTCCTTGGGCTGCTCGATCTCGCCCGGGAACACCTGACCGGCGAACTTGGTGGACTTGGCCATCGCACGCAGCGGGGCCATGAGCTTGGAGGTGGTAGTCGCCATGCTGTTGGCCGAACTGTTCAGGCTCCGATCGCCCACATAGCGAATCAGTAGGATCCGCACGCGGCGGGCAGCCTTGTCCACGACACGCAGGTTTTCGATCACTTGGAAGTCACTGCCCGGGGCGTCCAGCAGATTGCCGTCACCCCAGAAGGTGCCGGGATAGTCCGGGTAGGTCTGCGGCACCGACAGGCGCGCTGCGTCCAGTTGGGTCAGTACGGCTGACGTCAGTGCTACGCCGTCCAGATCCTTGGGCTCAGCGCCCAGGCCCACTAATGCTCCAGTCGCTACGCGCATCGGCGTATCGGCCACGCTCACGGAAGCGTTGGCCAGACGACCGGCCAGAACCCCCAGGTTGTTGCCATGCAGTTGTGGTACCGGCAGAACCCGAGGCGCAGCCAGGCCGTCGACAATGGCTTTCTGCTCTACGACGTAGGCGCTCCAGGTCAACTGCGGGGCAATGCCGGCAGTGGCAGCCATTACAAAGATGCGGCGGCCCAGTTTGTTGCTCAACTCCGTGGCCGCAACGTGCATTGCTGACAGCTCGGCCTGGGTGGTCGACGGCTTGACGACTACCACCGCTTCGAAGGAATAGCTGCGGGTCGCACTCTCCAGCGCCTGTTGCCAGGTGATGTCATCCGCGATCGGAGCGGCCACGCAAGCCCAGCGATCGCCGCCGTTCGCACGCGCCGCCAGGATTTGGGTTTTCAGGTCGCTGACCGGAACGCCAAGCTGGATGTCCAGATCGCTCTGGGTATCCAGCGGGAGCAACTTGCCGACGTTCTTGGCGGCGGGACCGATGAACAGGAAATAGCGTTCGATCTCGGTCACGGCACCCTGGCCGAGGTTGAGATTGTTAACGCTGACTTTGCCGAGTGCCATAAAGCGGTGCCTCGTTAGCGGGGGGAATTAAGGATTTGTTGCAGCACCAGATTCACCAGCTGGCTGGTTTCACTGTCGCTGGCACCGAGAAACTGACGTGCAGGTAGCCGGATGTCCCAGCTTCGCGCGCCGGCAGATTCGGCTGGTTGGTCGTCCAGGACGCGGATCAACAATCCCGCCCGGGCGTAGTTCAGGTGTTGCTGAATCCAGGCCACAGATGGGCGTGTCAGCGTCTTTTTGCCGGTCTGGCGGGTTTTAAAGCCCAACCGACGCAGGCTCTTGGCCTGCTTTACAGTGGCTGCGGTGCCGGGAGGGACCTTGTTCCACTCACGCATCTGCGCGGCGGTGCGCCGTTCGGATACGCCGTTGTGTTGCTGCGAGGCAACCCAGCGGGTCAGGGTGTTACGCCAGCCCAGTTCGGCCTCGTTTCCGCTCAGGCGGGTGACATCGAGCAGCTTGCCCAGTCCCACCTCCATCTTTTTCTTGCCCTTGGACGTGTCCTTGCGGGCTTCAAACGGTGTGCCGTCCAGGTTCTGCTGGTTGCGGATGCGCTGGCGGCTCAGGCTGCGCACGCGCTTGGCCACGTTGTTCAGCAGGCGCTTGCGCTTGGGCGTAGGCAACTCCATCAAAGCCAGCAGATCCTGGGCTTCGAGCATGCCGCGAATGTCCAGATCAAAGGCCATGGCCGGTCACCTCGCCGGTTTCCGCAACCCACAGTTCGAATGGCACGAATGACCAGGTCTTTCCGAAGGCCTCGATCTCGCCTTCTAGATCCTCGGCCAGGTACTGGGCTTCGGTGAACTGAAGCTTGATGTCGACGTCGGCCAGATCGTTGTCGAGCATGACCACGTCGAACACGACATTGGGCAGACCGTCACGGTCTTGGTCGTGGGTTTCCAGCCAACTGCCCACCAAGGCAAACAGGCGCGCAGGGTGATCCGCGAAACGCTCGATCGTGATTGTCGCGCCGTAGTTCATGTCACCCATGTGCATGCCCTGGGTGTCGGGCTTCCAGACCAGTTCGACTTGCACCTGGTCGGTCCAGCTGTCGAGCTGTTCCGGAGCCACCAACTGGCGTTCCAGCAGGTACTGGGTCAATGCCCTGAGCTTGATCACAGCAGCACCGCCGTAATGCGGCCACGGCCCTGCAACGCACGCACCGCCTGTTGGCTGAAAGCCAGAAACGTGTCTTCACGCTCGGGCGCTTCCTTGGCGGTGTTCTCGGCGCTCTCGCGGCGGGTCACGGTGGCGAACTGCTGCAAGGCGCTGGCCTTGGCGCGGCAATACACGGCGCGCTTGTACAGCTTGGCTTTGAATGCACGTTCCGGCAGCAGCATCGGATCGGCTGTTTTCACGGTAACGATGCCCGCTGCCAGCCAGCTGGTTTTGAGCTTGGCCAGGTCGATATTGACCTCGGCCATAGCGATAAACAGGGCGTCGGTCAGCAGGTCGCCCAGGAACTCCGCCGGCAGGCGATAGCCCTTCTGGAACTCGGCCACGGAGAGGTTCGGCCAGAAGCCGTCGTTCTCGATCGCCTGTTCCACGATGGTGGTGGGTTTCCCGGAAAAGCTCATTGCTGACCGCTCAAATTAGGGCGGGGAGACTGTTTTTCGTGGGGCTGGCCATGAATGGCAGACACACGTCCACAGTTCCCCGCTGGGGGGGTAGTCGGTTATTGGGCGCCGTTGGTGGCGGGTGTTTGTTTGGCGATCGCCTTGCGGCATTTCGCAATGCGCGTCTCGTTGCCGGCCTTCGCGTACAGCTCGGTTGAACGCTCCAGATGCCAGAGCGCCGTTTCCCACTGCTCGGCCTCCATGGCGCGCATGCCGATCAATTTGTGGTACTTGCTCGGGATCTGTTCGGGCAGATCCCATTCGCCGTCGACACGCGGCAGCAGATTGGTCAGGTACGGCTCTGGGCTGCGCTCCGCGTTGTATTCACGGAAAGCCCAGTCGATCACCGCGTCGGCGACGAAGGTCTGCACGTCACGCTTGAAGCGCTCCGGCATTTCCTGCCCCTGCTCAATAGCAAAGTCCGCCAGTTCCAGACCGTCTTCGAACTGCTCGGTGTCGAATAGCCAGACCATCACCTGCACCAGGACCGGATTCGGCATCACCAGGCCCGAGTCCATATAACGCTGGATAAAGTCCTGGTACTTGGGCAGCAGTTCCTCACGCTTGAGTGCCTGACGGCCGGCCAGCCCCTTGATCGCGCTCAGACGCTCCAGGTCTTGAGCCAGCGCGGCTTCCTGCAGCTGCAGATGCTTTTTGGCATTGGCCGGACTGCTCAAAGCTTCCGCCGGCGAATACGCCAGCGGTGCAGCGGCTGCAGCGATCACTGCAGCGCTCCCCAGGGCCAAGGTGCGGCGCTTATGAGCAAGGGCCAGGCTCACTTCACCAGCTCCACGTTTTCGGTCAGCGCGATCTTTTCCAGCTGCTCGATCACGTAGCCCTCGTTACGGCTGTTGTAATCCTCGACGCGGGAGCGTTTCGGGTTGTCCACGGTTTGCTTGCGCCAGCTCGTGTCCTGGAAGTACAGCGACAGGTTGTCCCAACTGGTGACCAGCACACCGTTGACCGGGAAGAACGGCACGCTAAAGCTCGGCAGACCGCCGTAGGTGGCGATGACCTGGGCGTCCTCGATGCGCTCTTTCTCGGTCGGCGTGTCGCCCTGTTTGGCGTACAGCTTCGCTTTGTCAGCGGCCAGCAGGTCGGTGCCGATGATCGCCACCAGGTCGCCGCCATCGCGCAGGCGTTCGTCCACCATCTGCTTGGTGTCATGCACCAGCGCGTCCAGGTTCTCGTAATCACCATTCGGCCCCATGGTGACCTTGCCCGGGGTCTTGCCTTCCTTGAGTACCTGTTGCGGCGCCTGTTCGCGCAGTTGCTGCAGCCAGCCTTTGTTCACGTCCTGCAGCATCGGATAGGCGCCGATGTCGGTCTGCGCTGCCGCGTGGGTGCCGTGGAAACCGACCATGATGCGATCCAGGGCGATTTGCTTCTGAACGGCATCGGAATAGCGTTTGTGGAAGTCCGGGAACTTGGCCCAGGCATCGATCTTCGCGTAGGGCAGGCCCACGTCCGATTCGGTCGACGACAGTTCGTAGGTGCTGTCATCGAGCGCGGATGCATCTTTCGCTTCGCGGTCGGTGGTCTTGGTGTTGGTGCGACCAGTGACCGGGCCGGACACTCCAAGGAAAACCTTTTGACCCTTGATCTCGCTCACGCCGATGACGTTGATACGCGAGAGGAAGTCCGATTTTGCCGTGATGGCGTCGTTAAGCTCTTGAGCTACCGACGGTTCCACACTGAACTGTTTGCTGGCCAGGTCGACGCCGTAGGTCTCGGCGAGGGCAAGCTGCAGCTCGGCATACATTTTCGCGCCATAGGCGCTCAGGGAGTGAGCAGCCATGGTCAGAGTACCCGTGGTTTGGATTTGTCAGCCGCGCCATGTACACGCGGAAGGTTGCGACGGGTGCCGGTGTTCTGCAGCGCGTCAAACTGCTTTTGCAGCTTGGCAAAACTTTCAGCCAGCGCGTGATTGCCATTCTTCCGGCGGCTCAGTTGCTTCTCTTCTTCGGCGGTAGAGATGATGTCGTCGACGGCAGACTGCACGTCATCGATCGGCTGCTGTTCTGGCTCCGGCGGAGCCTCTGCAAAGCTGTCGACCAGTGCCTGCAGACCAGCGGTCACGATCAACTGCTGCTCAATCAGGGCTTGAATCGCCTTGGCTGTAGCTTCATCCATTGGGGGTTTGCTCTCGGTTGGGGTTTGCGGGGATTCGGGGGCTTCTTCGATGCCGAAGCGCTTGAGCAGCCCTGCGAACAACGCGACGAACTTATTGGCCTCGCCGTCGGGCTTGCTGTCATTGAGGGGGCCAAGCTCAACGGATGCGGCGTAGTACGCGCTTCGGGACGATTTGTTAGAGAAGTAGAGTTCTTGAGTACCAAGGCTGGCCGGCTGGTCAGTTACCCCGAGACCCGTCAGATATGCCTTGCCGGTCTGGGCAAAATTCGGGGTGATTTCGATACTGGTGAACAGCTTTTCGCCCTGGTCGTTGAGCCACAGCAGTTTGTTGTTGGGCTTCAACTGCGCTTCAAGCGCGACTTGACCAGGCGCCAAGTCGTCAGCGTCTTCAATGAGGCGAACCGCAAAGACGGTGCCGTGGGAGCCTGGCCAACGCTCGTGGTCGCACCAAATGACGGCGGTGTAAGTAGCTGGTTTGTACGTTTCAGCGATATCGCGCAGTTCCTGGGGAAGGATCTCGCGACCATCGACGGTCGGGCCGCTGGTGGCGACTCGTTTCCAGAACGAAACAAGGGAACGGGGCATGAGTGTTGACTGCGCTCAATCGTTGAATGAGCCGCCACGATAGGGAGGCGTTTACTACCAAACAAACGGTTCAAATTCGAACTTCTCCTATTTGTCAAAAGTAGGAGGTTTGCGGAATTTTCCATCGCGTTTGTGAGCTTTTCGCCGCATAGACTGCGGCCCATGAACTACCCGACCGAAGTCAAAGAAGCTGCAAAACGCCTTTATCTGCGCCGCTGTTCGGTGAAGGAAATTCAGGCGCACTTGAAGCTGCCAAACATCCGCATCGTCTACTACTGGATCCGCCAGGGATGCTGGGACGAGATGTTGACGGATGAAGAACCGTTGAGCGCCGTCAGCCGGCGAATCACTCTGATCCTGGAGAAGGTCGAGACCCTTTCAAAGGGCGAACTCGACGAGCTGGAGCGCCTGACCACCCTGCGCGAACGCCTGATAAAGCAATCGGCCAAACCGGCGCCGGCGGCGCCGTTAGACAGTCCGGACGAGTCTCGCGAACGTCAGCCTGGTCAACGCCGTGAGCGTGGCGAGGGCGGCGGCAAGAAGCGCGAAAAGAAGGCCAAGAACGACATCAGCGGTCTGACCGAAGTGGACTTCCTGGATAAGTTCATCTCGAAAATGTACGGCTACCAGAAAGAGCTGTTCGAGGCGAAACAGAACCCGCTGACCCGCCGTGTCCGGAACATTCTGAAGAGCCGTCAGGTCGGTCTGACCTACTACTTCGCCGGCGAAGCGTTCATGGACGCCGTGTTGAGCGGTGACAACCAGGTGTTTCTGTCAGCCAGCCGATCGCAGTCGGAGATCTTCCGCAGCTACATCATCCAGTTTGCCCAGCAGTGGTTCGGCATCGAGCTGACCGGCAACCCGATCACCCTGAGCAACGGCGCCGAGCTGCGTTTTCTCAGCACCAACAGCAGCACCGCCCAGGGCTACCACGGGCACGTCTACGTGGACGAATACTTCTGGATCCGCGACTTCGAAAAACTCAGCACCGTGGCGAGCGCCATGGGCACCCACAAAAAATGGCGCAAAACCTACTTTTCGACGCCCAGCGCGGTATCGCATCAGGCGTATCCGTTCTGGTCGGGCGACGAATTCCGCAACAGCAAGCGCGGCAAAAAAGCTGGCGGCGAATGGCCGAGTGAAGCGGCCTACACGCAGGGCGCGCTGTGTCCGGACGGCCAGTGGCGCAAGACGATCACCCTGGACGATGCGATCGCCGGCGGCTGCGATCTGTTCGACCTGGAGCAGTTGCAGCTGGAGTACGACGAAGACAAGTTCCAGCAGCTGTTCTACTGCAAATTCATCGACAGCACCCAAAGCGCGTTCAGCCTCAAGGATCTGGAGCGTTGCTACTCGGATCTGTCGTTGTGGGAGGACTACAACCCGGATCTGGATCGCCCGTTCGGCAACAGCCCGGTCTGGCTGGGCTACGACCCGAGCCGCACCCGCGACGACGCCACCTGCGTGGTCATTGCGCCGCCGCTCGAACCCGGGGCGAAGTTCCGGATACTAGAAAAGCACAGCTGGCGGGGGCACTCGTTCACCTACCAGGCCGCGCAGGTCAAGAAGCTGACCGAGCGCTTCAATGTGCAGCACATCGGTATCGATGTCACCGGCGTGGGTTACGGCGTGTTCGATCTGGTGCGCGACTTCTACGCCAAGGCGACACCGATTCATTACAGCCTGGAAGCGAAAAACGCCTTGGTATTGAAAGCCCAGGACACGATTCAAGGCAGTCGTATCGAGTGGGACGCCGGCTGGACGGACATCGCCCAGGCGTTCTTGACCATCAAGCGCGGCGCCACCAACAGCGGCCAGATCACTTACAGCGCATCTCGCACCGAGGCCACCGGACACGCCGACATTGCCTGGGCGGTGATGCACGCCCTGTCCAACGAACCTTTGAACACCAACAAGCGGCGCCGTAGCCGCTACGTCACGAGTAACCAGAGCAGCCATGGCCAACCGCAAACGCAGAAAGCACCACGTAGCCCAACCACAGCAACAGCCGATGCGCTCGTTTACGTTCGGGGAGCCGGAGCAGGTGTTGTCCGGCAACATCGGCGAGTACGTGGGCGTGTTCCCCAGCGACGACGGCAAGATCTACAAGCCCCCGGTATCACGGGCTGGGCTGGCCAAGCTGCTGCGTGCCAACGCTCACCATGGCGCCATTCCGAAGTTCAAGCGCAACCTGTTGCTGCGTGAGTTCATCGCCTCAGATGGCTGCAGTACGGAAACGATGGGCCGTGCAGGCCTCGACTACATGGTGTTCGGTGAAGCCTACTTCTACAACGACACCAATGCATTCGGCCAGGTGCTGGAGCTGCAGCACCTCCCGGCCATAAACATGCGCGTTAAAGTGGATGGAGGCTATGTGATGCTTCTGCCGGACAACAAGGAAATGGAGTTCGAACAGCACGAGATCTCCCACGTCCTGGACTACGACGTGGAACAGAACATCTATGGGATTCCGGACTACCTGGGCGGTCTACAGGCGTTGCTGCTGAATGAGGCCGCGACCCTCTTCCGCCGTCGCTACTACAGCAACGGCGCGCACGCCGGTTACATCTTCTACACCAACGACCCCGACCTGACCGAAGAGGACGAAGACGAGTTGCGCGCCCAGATCAGCGCCAGCAAGGGCGTGGGCAACTTCCGCTCGATGTTCGTCAACATCCCCAACGGCAAAGAAAACGCTATTCAGATCATCCCGGTCGGCGACTTTCAGGCGAAAGACGAGCTGGAAAAGGTGAAGAACATCACCCGAAACGATGTCATTGCGGCCTGGCGGATGAACCCCGCACTGGCCGGTATCATCCCGGAGAACACCGGCGGTTTTGGCGACATTGAAAAGATCGATCGCGTGTACACCAGCAACGAGATTCGCCCTATCTGCCAGCTGTTCGATCAGTTGAATGATTCACTACGCGCGGATCGGCGATTCGGATGGCGTGATCCAGCAGAACCTGGCACAGCGAACTGAGGTTGCATCACGTAGAATAGTGTATGTACATACACCGTCGGGGAAGGGGCGCAATGCGGATCATTTGTAGAGATTGTGGGGGTAAGGCTCGGATTAGCTCGCGGGAGAACATGAACGTGGAATATGCAAAGCTGTACTGCCAATGTCTCAACGCACGTTGCGGGCATACGTTCGTGATGAGCCTTACCTATTCACACCCTTTACGTCCCTCTGCCCAGTCGGTCGACCAGTTGATTTTCGACCGACTAAGGACAATGCCGATTGCTCAGCAGCAACAGTTATTCGATCAGCTTAATTCATTGCCTGTCTGATTAAATAACTCCGAGAGTTCTTTTGAGCACTCCAATAATCGGCCATGGCTCCAAGTCATGGTCGCTACAACACCACCGCTTTCCTCTTCGTTCAGTGGTCGAGCACCAACTGAGACGCTTAATGACATTATTACTTTTGCGACTTCTTCTAAGATGTCCCGTGTGTTGATGATTATGCGCTCGTCCATTACTTCGGCTCCATGCTGGGCGGATCAATTGCGGCGCACTTTACGAATTTAAAAAATAGATTGTCAAATAGTATTTTGGTGGCTTTTTGAACTATCTGTCCTACCCAAAAGCTAGCGCAATTCCCTCTGGAACCCTCATTGGAGGCCCGGAAGAAGGGGCCTTTTGTGACATTGCAAAAGGCCATTAGTTCAAGTGGGCATGCATGACTTTATAGATTCGTGTATGCGACGCTACATAAGGCTGATGCGTGCTCAGTCGCTTCTCAAGCAGTGTTTGTTAGTTGATATTGGCTGTTGTCGGTTATGTATAGCTAAACTCTTGCGGCGTTTTACTGTAATTTGATTTTTTGTGTCGTGGACTGTGGCTAGGCTGATCTGCATGAAAGTGTGTTTTCATGTATGTCAAGAAACAATATTATCAGTGTTCTAAAGTGACTTTGAACGCAAACAAAAGGGCGCCGTAGCGCCCTTCTGAGTCAGCAGGTCAGTGCGGTTTTTAGCCGCTAAAATTATTACGATTTATTGCAAGGCAAAGGGAGGGTTACAACACCATAGCGGCGAAGTCCTTGCGGATCTTCGAAGGCGGCAACTACAAGTCCCTCTGGCAAGCGGATCTGTGCGATACCGTTCCCTGTGTTGTGGTGGAGTAGGGCGGTAGCTTCCACCATATGAAAGCTGACTGGTAGCTCTGCCTGTTTTCGAGCGTCGTCATACTCTTTCTCGCTAACTGCGACAAACTGGCCGTCGATCAGCATGGCTCGGCCTCCAGCGTGCTGATGCGCTTGAGCAATTGGCTGATCAACTGGCTCTGCTGTTGCGCCAACTGTTCGTAGGCGAGCGATTGCTGCAGGCGAGAAATGATTTCCCCATTCATGCTGCGATTGTTGGTCCTAGCGGTCGCCGCAATTTCAGGACGCAATCCTTCCGGTAGGCGGACCACGAATTTGTCTTGCTCGCGAGAATCACTCATTTGGTAGTTCCTTTCTGTATTTGTGTGGCCGGTTTTGCGAGTAGCTGTGCGATAACGTCTGCGTCACGATCGGACAGGTCGCCAAGGGTGTGTGCCCTTGCCGTAAGGCTTTCAAGCCGTTGTCGGGCGTCAGGGGTTTTGTGAACCACGTACCCGATAAGGGCAGCGCCTATAACCGCCGTAGCCAACAATTGGCGAGGGGGGATAAAGGTACTGCTGCCTCGCTTTGGCTGTGTGATAGCCTTGCTTCCGCTGCTGCTTGGGTGCTGTGCTTGCATGGTGTTGCTCCTTTTGTGGTGGTTGGTGTCGGGGAGGTGCGAACTCCTCGACACCGTCTCTCTCACGCTTGCCGCAATTGGCTTGCTGTGAATACCGGGCGCTGTTCACAGCGCACTTCAAACAATCCCAGGTCATGGCCATCAACGTCGCGCATATGCACGACCGTGACGAACGTCGGCGTGTCTTCCGGGTGATCCCTCCAATGTGCGGCTGCTGCAAGCTCGGCCAAGTCTTCGGGGGAGCGTTGGTCGACATAGCTGGTCGGTAACGGCAGTTCGCCGGGCAGGTGGTTGGCAACGTAGCGAATGATCACGACTGTCCTCTCCTTAAGCCTGGCGTACTAGGTGAACCGCAAAGTCCGATGGGATCCCCGAATGAATACCCTGTGCTTCCAGATCCATCGCAGCTTTGATTTGAAACTGCGTGCAGTCGTCTGCCAGGAAATGCTTGTCGCCTGCCATGGCTTTGGCCGCAATTTGATTGACGAAGTACGGCGTTGTGCATTGTTCGCCCACGATGATTGGCGCCTCGATCCCCTGCTTTTTCAGTTCGGCTTGAATGGCTCGTAACTGGGTAGTTTTGCCGGTGCCTTGGGTGCCGGTGATGACTTGTACTTGCATGGTGTTGCTCCTTGTTTTACTGGTTGAGTCAGGCCGCGCCAGATGAAATGTCGCGTGTGCCCCGTCGTACCTCGGAACATCCGGAACAATTAAAAGTTAATGACCGGGAACCCTCGGTTTACGGGGCTCTCAGCGCGGCTTTGCGGTGGAACGGATAACCGGAACATTGCGGAACGCCAATTTCGAAAAAAACGCTGTAGCCCTTGGTGCAAAAGGCTTTGCGGGTTGTTCCAGCAATCGCCCATGGCGGAACACTTCCGGAACACCGATTGGAAAGTTGTTCCGGTGTGTTCCGGTTTGTTCCGGTCTGTGGTGGTGGGCTGATGCTGTTTATCTATCTGTTTTTTATAGATATTTTTCTTATAGATATTTATGTTCCAGATGTTCCTGCCAGTCAGTGGCCACACACGCATTTGCACAAAACTAGGGGTGTCCCCCCACGCACCTGGTTTAACTCCTACGACGTTTTTCACGATTTGCTCCCCTTCCGGAACAACCAGCAGTTGAGCGAGCGTTTCTCGATGACCGATCGGACTTTGCGGGTTTCGATGAACGTGTGGGTGGAGCTGAGCGGCAAAGCGCGGTGCAATTGGGTCGCGTGAATGACTTCTTGGCCAGCCAAACGGCAAGCGTTGTGGAAGTGTTCGATGTTGATCGCGATCAGATCTTTGTCTGCACTGTGATTGAGCGTTTCCTGCGTGACATCGCGATCCCCATCCTTGTCGCTGATGAACATCGTCCGCTCGTTCAGGTAGTGATAGATCTGCCAGAAGCGCCCGGCTGTTGGGTTCTCAGTGCTGACGCGCTGCTGGCGGTCAATCGCGCGCCGTTCGATGTGTTTGATCAGTTGGTCGAGGGTGTCGTCGCTCCACTCGGGAAACAGCGCCTGAGTGGCTTTGGCTGCTGCCATCATCTGTGCGTGACACAGCACAATCCGCTGATGCTGGATTGCCGTATTGGCTTGTAGGCATTGTTCGTACTCCGCAAAGGCATCGAAGTAGCGCCGAAGCCATTCCGACTCTTGCCCTATGCAATGGCCTAGATACCCCGCCAAGTGCTCCACTGGCAGACTATTCAGGCGTACGGCCAGGACTTTTAACGCTGGGGTGTGGTGTGCCCTAGTTGCGTGGTAGTGGCTGATACGCGTCAGGATCGGCTCCGAGCCTTCCACACTGGCGTTCTGTGCGATGCACAGAGCGGCGAGGAAAACCAGGCTGTCGGTGTCGTTGCTCGAGGACTTCACGCCAACCGTTCGCAACGTAGCGTTGTGGTCGAACAATTGTTTCCAGATTTCCCAGTTGTACTGACTGACGACCGTGCGGCCTTGCGCGTCGACAGACTGGCTGTCCGATTCGATCAGCACTACTGGCAAATTGCTCACTTGCGACAGGGCGCGGGTCAAACCAATCGCACTGGCGCCGGTACTGTTGGGCTTGATGCCCTCATAGTTGGATCGGCCGAACAGGCGCCACAGAAACCTGAGCAAACTAGATTTACCTGCACCGGCGTCACCGGTCAGTTCCAGAAACGGCCACGACTCTTGCTTGCTGCGGATCTGCTGAACAAACAGTGTTGCGGTCCACCACGATAACGCCGCCAGTCCATTCAAATGGTGCACGGCGAAAAAGTCGGAAAACCAGCTTGGGTCGAATGGGTTACCGCGAGCGATCACCAGGCTGTTGAGTGAGGTTTTCAGGCCGGTCTTGCCCACCTCCAGATAACCGTGATCATTGGCGAGATACTCTCGGCCTTTGTGGTAGCCGAACTTCTGATAGCAGTAGGTCTTGCTCGCCGCGTCATACCCAACGAAGGGCAGCGATCGGACGGTAAGCGCATTGTCCAGCCACTTACTGCGCAGCATGGCCAGCACCTTTTCACCGCCTTCGAAGTTGCCGCCCGGTGTGCGCTCCAGCAAAGATTTGGCGAAGCTGCGGGGATCCCCAATGGAGTTAGGCGCTAGCGGCTCCTTGCAGTTCTGTGCGGAGTTAGGAAAGTTGAATTGAAAAAAGAACTGCTGGTCGCCGGTGATGGCGTCTCGCTGGATGTACTCAAAGTGCGGAACGCAGTTGGCCACTTGCTTCATGTCGCAATGCTTTTCGAACTTCGGCCAGTGGCCGTTCACGTTATCGCCGTCCAGATCCTTGTTCAGTTCGTCGGTGTTGATCTTGGCGGAGTAGAGACGATTCTGAAATTCGACCAGGAAGAAGCTGCGCGGCCGTTTGAGGTAAAGAAGAAACGCTTTTTTGGCGGCGCTGACCGCCACGAACAAGCGGCCCTGGTAGCAGGCTTCCCGCATGAAGTCGTCATTCAGTTGGCCATCACGGTAAACATCGTCCCAATCGCGATCTGCGCCGGCGAGCGCTACCCATGCCTTTTCTTCTTTGGCGTGCAACTGACTGCGGTATTTCGGAATGACTGAGTGACCGGCGGCGTCGTCGTCCAGAGCGATGACCCAGCGGACTTTCTTACCCTTGTGTTCCTCGATCAGATTCCAAGGAAAGTTATTGGCTGAGATTGAGGCGACGGCCTTGTAGCCGGCAAGGAACAAGGCGATCGCGTGGAAGATGCCTTCAACGATATAAACGGTATCGTTTGGCTCGATGGTCATTCCTGGCGGGACCCAGCATCCGCCCTTGTAGTCCATCCCCTTTTTGATCCCGGCTTTATCTCCCTCGTTCGCCTTGACCATGGTGACGTCAATGATGCGTTCCCAATGACCATTGCATAGCGGAAACCGGACAGTGTCAGCCCATTGGCCGTCCTTCATCGGACGACGGCCTTGTTCATACCAGCCCGTCATCTTGCTGATATCAAAGCCGCGATTACGCTGTAGGTAAGCGTCGGCCGTCGCGTTTGGATTCAGCTCGGTACGAGGGAATCGCTCACTGAGGTTTTCGAATAGGTGGCTGTAGCGTTCTCGGGTTTTTTCCTCGAATTGGCAATGGTTCAAGCGATTGCACTTGAGCTGATATGGCTGCTTTCGAGCGATGTACAGGGTGCGTTCCCCACACCCAGGACAAACACCTTTTTGAAAGTAGGTTTTGCCGATGTCTTTGAAGTCCAGGTCGTTGTCACGCTCCAGAGCTTCGACCACTTCCAAGCGGTAGATATCTTCGAATTGCATTTCCAGCCCCTCAGCGCTTTGCCGATGCGGACATAACACGCTCTGCCTGCTGAGCCGCTTCGATGGCCAAGGCGAGCATGTTGATCAGCACCGCTTCTTTGGAACCTTCGGCCTTTTCACGAATGAGGATCCGGCCGCGCTCGATGTCGTTCCGGATAGCTCGTTCCGACTGGCCGGAGCGCCGGGCCAGTTCTCTGACAGTGGTGTAGGGCGTGTCGATCGTGATCTGCATTTGATAAGCTCCGTGGGTATATATGCAGCAGATATGTATCTGCATCCACAGAATATGTATGTACATACACAAAATCAAGGGGTCCTCATGGATTTAGGAAGCAAGCTCAAGGAAGTGCGGCTGACAGAGCGACTGACACAAACTGAAATTTGTGAACTCACCGGCGTCAAAATGGATACTTGGAAGGGCTATGAGTACGGCCGGAGCAAGTCCGTTAGCTCGATCGAGCTGCTAAAGGTCACCATGCATCCAAGGTTCAAAAAGTATGCGCTGTGGCTGGTGACTGATGAGGTCGCACCTGAGGCGGGCCAGATAAGCCCTGTGATCGGTCAGTGATGCCGGATTCGACGCCATGCCGATAAAGAAACTCGCTGATGGCCGTTATGAGGTCGACTGCCGTCCAGACGGTAGCTACGGCTACAGGACCCGTCGGATTTTCCCCACCAAAAACGAAGCGACCCACTATCACAGCAAAGTCATGGGGGACGCGGCGTCGGGGAGGGCGGTAAAGCCTTCCAAGCACGACGGCCGATCGATGCTCGATCTGGTTAATCGCTGGTATGTCGTCCATGGGCAAAACCTGAAGACCGGCAAACAACGCCTGGCGTTATTGGTCAGCATGGTCAATCGAATGGGGAACCCGAAGGCGCATAAATTCACGTCAGCCCACTTTGCGCAGTACCGCGCCGAACGTGCTGAGGGGAAGCATTCCAGGACGACGCCAGGCACTGGTTACTCCAAGGGCGGCGCGGATCCGAAGCCCATCAGCGCAAACATGTTGAATCATGAGCTGACGTATTTGCGTGCTGTATTCAACGAGCTGGCCAGGCTGGGGGAGTGGGACGCCGACAACCCGCTTGGCAAAGTGCGCAAACTGAAGTTCGATGAAACGGAGATGGCCTACCTGCTGGCCGAACAAATTCAGCAATTGTTGGGCGACCTGGCTACGCGGGATTCAGACGCCGGGTTGATAGCTGAAGTGTGTCTGGCCACCGGTGCGAGATGGGGCGAGGCGGAGACGTTACAGCCGCGCCAGGTGCGTAATCGGATGGTGCATTACAGCCGGACGAAATCCAGCAAGAACCGATCGGTGCCAATCTCGAAACGGCTTGAGGAACGGTTGAAAGCCGCACTGCCTTTCAGACCTTGCTACATCACCTTTCGGCGAAGCGTCGACGCGATCGGGTTAGAGCTGCCTGATGGTCAGATGACGCACGTCCTTCGGCATACATTCGCATCACACTACATGATGAATGGCGGGGACATCCTGACGCTTCAAAAAGTGCTTGGGCATGCGACGTTAGCTATGACTCAAAAGTATGCTCACTTCAGCCCAGGACACTTGGCCGAGGTCGTCAATCTGAATCCGCTGGCCAGCCTCTTGGAAACGAAACAAGCGGTCGCCGAGGTAGCGTAA